AGCGTGGTCGTTCTCTGTAGCGACTGGTTAGGCATCCGAGTCTTGAGTTTCCGATAACCTTAACGAATTACTATGAGAACCGATATATTTGAATTGTCCGAAGTGGATAGCACGAATGACCACACATATACCCGTGGGTTATTTCTTTCGCTCGCTGAAGCAATCGCCAGTGTGGATAAACACGGCATTGATCTTTGTGATAATGCTTTAGATGGATGCGAATTTGCAGAGCTTCAAATTTACCATTGGAAAACAGGAGTAGGTGAACGTGGGAGATGCGTTTTTGAACGCCGGTGGAAATACGACTATGATCGTGAGCATGGAGACCGATGGCAGAGGATTGATTCCGATGGATCGAAACTGCCTAACGCGCGATAGGCAGAGAATTTGCCAGATAGGCGGGCTTCACCCCGCCAAAACCGGAAAAAGGTAAGCATTCCACGGGTAAGGATAGGCAGGCTTAACGACTGCTAAACCTCACCTTTTTACGGTAGGTCAAAACCTCCTCGGCACTGTAAAATCCCTACGCCTCACCGAAAACGGTGGGGCTTTTTTTTGGAGTAACGACAAATAAAATAAAAAAGCATTGCTTTAATTGGTGCCGTGTGCATAGTTGGCCTCGCTATGACAACCAACACCACCGAACAGCCCACTAACCATGCCGAGGCCACCGCCGAGGTTTCCAACGTCATCCCCTTCTGCATCCCTTCGCCCGCTCCCGTGGCGGAGTTTCAGAAATGGGACATCGGAGCCGACTTAGGCCCGCGCATGGCCACCGCCTTCAAAAAGGCTCTGTCCGAGTGCTCCAGCGCCGCAAACGGCGTGTGCGAGATTACCGGCATCATCGGCAAGCCCGAGACCGAGCGCCGCTACACGGTCCACCGCTTTACCATTGGGAAGAATAATCAGGGCAATCCCGCGCTCCTGCCCAAGCTTGCCGAGATCCAAGCCGCGCATGGCCACATCGTCACCGCCGCCAATTACAAGCGCCTCACCGCCGCAATTGAGGGCGTAACCGATTGGCTAAACGCCAACCCGATCACCGACGACAAGCGCGAGACGCAGGAAGCCATCGACGAGCGCAACAACAGTTACCGCAAGGTGCGCGAGGAGCAGGACCGCAGGGATGCAGAGGAGAAGGCAAAGAAGGCCGTCCACCTAGAAGCAGTCAAAATGCTTTACCCGTGGGCGCAGCAAACCGGCTCCTCCCAAGCCCGTTGCGCCGCCAACCTCAAGCGCATCCTGTGCGCCGCTTTCCCCGGCGTTGAGTTCTCCTGCAAGTCCGACTCCGCGAGCATGACGAGTGGCGTCCGCATCTCATGGACCAACGGCCCGACCGAGCGCGAGGTAGGGGAACTCACCAAGCACGCCGCTTATGGTCGCTTCGACGGCATGGATGACAGCTACAACTGCAACACCGACCCGAAAGGGCAGGCTTGGCGCGCATGGATGGGAGATTGCAAATACCTGAGCGAGACGCGCCGCCTCTCCGAGGAGTCCGTTGCCCTAGTGCAGTCGGAAATGGTGGGTTTCGGCTTCCAGAACACCGATCACTATGCCCGCGACTCTGCCCAATCAATCGCCCGCTCGCTCCTTGCCTGCACCAGCCTGCCCGCCGGCGCCGTCATCACCGGCGTTCGCCGCCTGCCCGATGGTGAGTCGAACAAGGACGCCGAAACGTGCTCCTTCGCCAGCTATTACGCCCTTGTCTGGACCGCTCCGGCCCCCGTCGCCTACGTCCCGTCCGCCGCTGATGCCGCTCCCGTTGCCTCCGGCTCCGGCGTGTCCGTCCGGCTTAACACGGCAAAGGGTGGGGTGGAACTGCACTTCACCCAGAAACCGAGCGAGGCAGTCATCGAGTCCTGCAAGCGCAACGGGTTTCGCTGGGCGAAGTTCACCCGCTGCTGGTATGCCAAGGCCACCGACGAGAAGATCACCGCCGCCCACCGCATCGCCGGTTCAGATCCAGCCGCTCACCTCAAGGCCAACCACGACGAGGGCCACCGCCAAGGCGCCATGGGCATGGAGCAGGCTTGCGGCATCGCCTGATTCCATCTCGAAATCACCCCATGAAAAAGAAACCTGTCCCGCTCATCATCGCCAAAGCCGCCGCTGGGGTCTTCGTCGCCACCATTGAAAAGGATAAAACCGCGATCATGGCTCACTCCAAGGCCAGCGCCACCAGCGCAGCTATCAAGTGGGCTGGGACCAAGCGCCAATTCTACGTTAAGGGCAACGGGGCTTGCGCCGAAACGTGCTCAGTGAATGGCGTGCCCTGCCGTGTTCGTGCTCCTGGCGCTGGCCGCAAGGCGTCTCCGGCCTCAGAGAAGCGCGTCAACCTCGTCGTCCGTGTTCGCCCCGATGTTAAGGCCGGATTCACTGCCCGCGCCCTCGCCAACGATACCAGCGCGGGCGAAGAGGTGGACAAAGCCCACGACGCAACGGCCAAGGTGTGAGCACATCGAGCCACTCACACACAAAAAACCCCGAGGCGTTTAACCTCGGGGTTTTCCTTTTCTAGGTAAGACTCTCAGCACATTCCCGCCTCGCGAAAGCTGTATATCCCTCGCCCACATGGGTCGTGAATAGCCTCCCCGATAATGACATGATCGAGCACGTTTATATCCACCACCTTGCCGGAATCCATCATTTGCCTCGTAAAGCGGATGTCAGCCGCGCTCGGTGTTGGATCTCCCGAGGGATGGTTATGCACCAGCACGATCGCCGTCGCCCCGCCAATTATAGCACCACGAAAGCACTCCCGAGCCGCGCACAGCGCGTTGGTTGCCGTCCCCACCGTCACCAGTTGCCGACCAATAGGCCGGTTTCGACAATTCAGCAGTACCACCCAAACCCGTTCTTGGTCAGGGAAACCGTCGAACGCTCCGCTCATGTAGCTCGCAACCTCGCTAGGCGTCGAGGCAAGCATCGTGTTCTGCGCCCGCTCGCCAACCGATTCCGACACCAGCTTTAGGTTGCGGATAAAATACTGACTGCCCACCGGCTGTTTGACTAGGGCGCTCATGCTGCCACCTCCTCGCCAACCTGTGCAATCTCCAGCAAGGCCCATGCCTCTAGCACAACCTCCCGCGCAGGGTGGTCGCCCTTCAATCCTAGGTTCGCCCGCGCCAGCAGTCCGAACACTGGCACCATATCCCCCTCACTCATGCTCACGAGCGCAGCGTCATACGCCTCCACCCATTTGCCACTCACCAAGCCGCGCAGCTGGCCCATGCAGGCTGCAATCCGCAGCGTTTCAATTGATCCCATTCCGTTGTGTTGTGTTGTCATAGCCCCACCAGACAAAGGCCATTATCCCTCTGTGTCGATAAAATAATTAAAGAAATGCAAAATTAGTGTTGACGCGCAGCTTGTCTCGACTATTCCTCTAGTCGCTATGACAAACACCGCTCCCACCATGACTCCCTCGAAAATCTCCGCCCAGCTCGCTCTCCCCGACATCGGCAATAACTCCGACTGGCAGAACTCCGCTTGGTGCCTCTACCCCGCCCCTGACAGCTCCGGTGCGTATTACCTCGTCCAAGATGACGACGACCTCACCACTTTCCACTACGGCTATCGCGAGGCTGGCGACGATTCCGTTTTTGAAATTACCAATACCTTTTCCTCCGACGACCTCGTCATCTGGATCGCCGAAGGTGGCCCCGCTAACGCCATTGAGACCGCCAAGTTCATCACCGCAGGGCAGGACGCCCCCGACGACGGTACTCCCGCCATAGACACCCCCGCCCCTGATCTCCTCTCCGTCACCAAGGATCTCCTCGAAACCCTCTACTACCACCGCCCCGAGTCCTTCGATACCCCCGAGGCCGCCCAATGCTGGACCGCTCGCCTCTCCCGCGCTCGCGCTGCCATCTCCAAAGCGGAGGCTTCCCAATGAGCATCATCCACACCAAAGCCGCTCGCTCCAAGATCGGCGACCCTCGCCTTGGCACCCCCCACGACATTGAGGAATACACCTCCCCCTCCGGCGATACCCTTATCCTCACCACCTCCGAGCGCGAGGACATCGACCTAGAGTTCCCTGATGACACTCTCACCGCCCCTCAATTCGCCGACCTCCTCAATAAACTCATTGAGGCCGGTTTCATCCCTAAACCCACTCAATGTGCCTCCAGTAGCGGGGTTCTCTTTTTTGATCGCAATGGCCTTCCGTTATGCGTTGGCCAACGTGTGCGAGTAAAGCATTGCTCTGGCAGCTATGGGCAAACCACAACCGTTTCAGGGGAACTCATACGAATCGGTGATTACGGGAACGTTTACATTAAGACAGACACGCCACAGCAACGATGGAATGGCAAAGGGTACATAGACGCAGGGGCCTGTCTGTATCCTAATTTTACAATCGACAAGTCGCTTGGCGAAAAGGCGCTGCGTGGTTGCGGCGAACACTACGACTTTGAGCATGGCCACACTACCTTTATCGAGATTGTAGCCCCCCTTGTTTAACATCAGAGGTATTGAGACTTAGGCCCGCTCCCTAACCGGAAGCGGGCTTTTTCATGCCCTTTTCTCCAGCCTCTTACCCCCTACTTTACCCAAAAGTCTTGACCACCCCAACGGAAAACCATTAGGAACCCCTACGGGGAGGTTACAGGAAAGGTACTAGAGCCTCCTATTCCCCTTTATCCCGCTCTATCCCCCAGATCGTCTCCCTCCAGCTCTCTCCAGCGCCCTTCGTTTTACCCTTTTTGGCCTAAATCCGTCCCCACTGCCAACCGGCCTGCCTTCCTCTCTTCCCTCTCCGCCCCCCACTTTTCACTTTACTTGACCCTTGGGTGTTGATGACTCTCGGGTGTCATGGCGAAGGGCAAAAACGGGTATCCTGCATACTTTTTCAAGGGAGGGGTCGGGGCATGAGCGAATCCAGCCCTATCCGCCGACGCGGACTATTCACGTCTGAGGTGTTCGAGAAGGCTTTGTCCACCCTCGACCAGCTTTTGACCGCTTCCAAGATCGAGCGAGCCCCCCGAGGCCCTGACGGTGGCCACAATTACGCCGAGGTCCCCGATAACACGGTCCGATTGCAGGCCGTGAAGCTGGTTATCGAGCTGGAAACAGGCCGCGCCCCTCAGTCCTTGGAGATCACGATGCCCAACGCAGGGGCCAAGATCCCGACTTCCGACGATGCCGCCGCCATTCTCGCCGCCAATCCTGACCTTTTGAACCGTCTCCTGTCCGAGACCGTTATCAACAACATGAAACGAGCGCAAAAGGCTGGCAGGCTGCAAGATGTGATAGAAATGCCGAAGAACTAAGCGAGTATGAGTCGCTTAGTCTCCATAGGTAAAACCAAATGTGTTGTCAGTTTTCTCTATGTCACCGCAGTCTGAAACCAAACTCCTCGAACTCCTGTCCCGTATCGCCGTCGCCCTCGAAAAGGTAGCTGATGGCAAAAGCGGGTCAGGCCAAGCCGGCCAAAGCGCCCCGATCACTGCCGAAGTACCCTTTGGAAAGAACAAGGGGAAGAAACTCTGTGACCTTGGCGACAAGCAAGTCGGCTTTTACGCCTTCACTTGGACTCCGAGCACGTCCGAAGCCTATCCGAAGCCGTCCCAACGTGACCAAGCCTTTAAGAAGGCCGCTGAATCCGAGGCCAAGCAGCGTGGACTGGTGCCAGATGACCAATCAGGGGCCGAAAGTGCGCCAAATCCAGTCGTTCGGCCTGCATCGAGCCCCCAAACGCCGCCTCCATCGTCCAATGATGATGAGGATTTGCCGTTTTGAGGTGCTATCTACCCTCCACCCCCCCCATGACCCCTTTTTCACCGACCCCGTAGCCCGCGAAGGAGGAGCGACGATACCGAGACCCCCCCTCCTTCATAATCCCCTAGTAGCCCCCCCCCATTAATCCAAAAAAAAATGGGGCTAGTTTTCTAAAAATTTTTTATGAGTCGTGATTTGAATTTTCCGCAGGCGAGTGAGGCGTTTAAGAGGATGAACGCGGGTATTCTGGGAGGGCTGGGCAGTGTGGGGATGCCGAAGACGCCGAGTGCCAAAAAGCCCGAGTCGGTGGCAGAGGTGAAGGAGGTGGGGTGTGATATAGATGTGTCACAGGGGGGAGCGTGCAAGTTCGTGATACCAGGTGCGCCGATGGGAAAGCCGCGAATGACGCAGCGTGACAAGTGGGCGAAGAGGCCGGTGGTGGTGCGCTATCGTGCGTGGGCGGACAAGGCGCGGGAGATAGCGCCGGAGCAGATGAGTAAAGCGCCGCATGAGGTGAATTGGACGGCGTACATTGCGATGCCGGAGAGTTGGCCGAAGAAGAAGAAGACGGCGATGGAGGGGAGGCCGCACCGGGCGAAGCCGGACCGTGACAACATTGACAAGGCGATTCTGGATTCGTTGTGGGAATCTGATTCGTGCGTTTCGGACGGTGTGATTCGCAAGCGTTGGTGTTGGGCGGGTGAGGAGCGGCTTGAGGTGGAGGTGATTGGATGAGCGGGGGGCCTGGAGTTTTAGACCTGTCGCACCTGAACGGTGAGGACGCGAAGGCGTTGTTGAAGGCGATGACGTATGACGCGGAGTTCTGGTTTACGAAGTACGCGAAGATCAGGACGAAGGAGGGGACGATTCTGGCGGTGCCGGCGATAAACAGCCTGCAAGTGCGGGTGCTGGCGCATTACCGGAAGTGTCAGGCGATGGGGATACCGTGCCTGATTATGATTTTGAAGCCACGGCAGAAGGGGGCGAGCACGATAGCGGAGGGGGTGATTTACCACCACATGAGGAAGTACCCGAGCTTGAACGGGGTGATTATGGGCGACGTGCAGGCGACCTCGGACAAGGTGTTTGAGATGTTCCGGCGCTATGCGGAGCTTGACCAGTTTCCATGGAGTGACGGGTTGAAGCCGCTGATGAAGGATCAGAACTTGGCGGACAACATTGCGCTGCCGAACGGTTCGACGTACTCGAAGGAGACGGCGGGGAGTAGTAATGCGGGGAGGTCGGGCACGGTGCAGGTTTTGCACTTGGACGAGGTGGCGTTTTTCACAACGGCGACGGGCAAAGATCCGACGACGGCGGTGTTGGGGTCGTTTGCGAAGGAGTACCCGGTGAGCCTGGGGTTTGCGACGAGCACGGCAAAGGGGGCGTCCGGCTGGTTTCACAGCACATGGACGGGCAAAAATGCGTGGGAGAAGATTTTCGCGGCGTGGTTTGAGTTCGATGACAGCGTGAGGCGGTTTGCGAACCCGGATGAGCGGGCGCGTTTTGCGGAGAGCTTGAGCGATGACGAGATGCAGGAGCAGCAACTTTACAGCGTGAGCTTGGAGCAACTGAACTGGCGCCGGAATTGCATCAATACGGACTACGAGGGCGACGTGGGTAAGTTCCGGCAGGAGATGCCCAGCAATGACGAGGAGTGCTTTTTGCTCAGTTCGAGCCCAAGGTTTTACCTTCCTTCCATCAAGTCGGGGGAGGCGGAGGCGAAGACGAATGACAAGCGCCAGCGGGTGAACCTGATTTTTCAGACCGAGAAGAGTGTCACGCCGATGCCTGACCCAAGAGGTGACGTGATTATCCAGGAAGATCCGATTGTGGGGTGCAAGTATATCGGCTCTCTGGACACGATGACGGGGGAGGACCAGCAGACGGGGGCAACGGCGAAGCGCGACTACCACGCGGCCCACATCTGGCGTGCCGGGTATGTGGCGGAGAGCGGCGATTACATGAGGCCGGCGCTGGTGGCGATGCACCGGAGCCAAGTCGATACGGACGTGCTCGCGGAGGTGTTCGCGGCGATGTCGATTTACTATGGCCGGTGCATGACGATCCCTGAAATAAACGGGCAGGCGGGTATCCACGTCGTCAAGCAGCTCCAGAAATACAAGATCCCCATGTTTCGCCGGCGGGCATTGTCGGCGGCGACCAAGCGGAAGATGAGCGATGAGGAGGTTTTGGGTGCCTACGGTTGGAACACGGACAAGCTGACGAAGAAGTGGGTTATTGACGCGATGGTGCCGCTGATCCGCAAGGAGGAGCTAGACGTTCGGTTTCCCGAGGTCTGGTCGGAGTTCCGCACGTTCATCGTCAATGCCCAGGGTGGATGCGAGGCGATGAGTGGAAAGCACGACGATCATGTGATGGCGGCGGGTATGGCGCTCTACAACATCGGCTCGGCGACGGAATACCGGGGGCGTTCCTGGTTCCGCGAGGACGGGCGCTCGCAGGATGGTTGGCAGACGGTCGGCTAGGACTTCTTGAACAGACGCCACGGCCTAAAAATCACGCCAGCCACTTCGCCTAAATCCTTGGCAATTACAACGGCAAGATTATCGCAGGCAACGATTTGAGCATCAGGATAAACACGCGCAATCTCATTGATTTCGTGCTTTTCAAAAAGCCGGGTGGGTTCGGGCTGGGCGGTTCCGTTTGTGTAATACGGTTTCGCCTCTTTGCGCCAAAACTCCTTTAACTCTTTATCGCTCATGAAAGCGCGACCATACTTAGGGATAGACCAAAGGTAAACGTCATCGGTTCCGCGCTTTTTGGCCATGTAGGGCATGACGGGGCAGTAGGACCATCACGGGGAGGAAGGCAAATAAAAGCTGAACGTGGATCGTCCCAGGTGGTTTCGCGTAAATGCAACCGGTCGAGCAACCGCCTGAATTGGTAATTTCATAGCATGGCAAACCGTGGCGCTTACGATATAAACAATGACCCGAATGTGCGGAAGGAGCAGCGTCCAGATGGAAGCATTGCTTACTTTGGTCCTGGCAATAAGTATCTTGGCACTAGCAAGCCGCCGATGAGCCCAGCAGAGCAGGGCAAGAAAAACGGGGAGAATGACGCGGCCTATCGTCAGGCATTGCACACGGCGCAAAATGGTGGCGTAGCACCGGCCACGACCCCCGCGCAGTTGATGCAGCCAGGGGTGACGCCCGCTCCTACCGCCGCGCCTGCCGCTCCGGCCCCGGTTCGCCGTGGTTATACGGATGCCGAACTGATGCGTACCGGCATGGACGGTAAGGCTTACATGCCCGGTGGTAGCCGTGATTTTGCTATTCAGCAGAAAGATTTTGGCGCGTCCATGGACCGGGTGAACTCGGGCGACATGAGCCAGTTTAACGGTCAGGTGAACAATGCCGATGGCACGCAATCGCCAGTTGTAGCCGGCAAAGTGCAGGCTACTCCTTCACGCGAGGATAACATCGCTGCGGCCAAAGCGGACGGGAGTTTTCAGGCCAAGCGGGACAAATTTAACGCCAACAACAACGGCAAGACGATGGATGACAACGGGGTGATTTCCGCCTCGAAGATGCGCAGCACGGTTAAAGATCGTGGCACTTACGACACGGTGAGAACTGCTGACGGTGGCGTGTCTGTTACCCGTTCTCAGCCGAAAGCAACCCCTGCCGAAGTGATGCAGCCAAGCGTTACTCCAGCCGCTCCCGCGCCTTCGCCTGTTGCCGCGTCCGCTGCGGTCACGCCCGCGCCTGAGCCCCAAACGGCTAGTCCCAGCCCGGACACGCAGGCCGGCGCATTGCCAACGCCTGATGCGGTTGCCGCTGCCCAGCAGATCCCGAACACGCAATCACCGGCCACGATCAACTCGGTTGCCGCCGCCATGCCCGCTCCTGCCGCGAATGAGCCGTTGCCGATGGGGGCCGGTGTGGGTTATCAGTCCCAAGACCTCGGATTACCTGCCACCCCTGCCGGTCCCGTGGATAACTCCAACCCGTTCCTTCTGCCGATGGATCGTGGCCGTGGTCAGCCCGCCGCCGTTCCTGCGGTCGCCTCGGTGCCCTCCGTCGCACCGGTGAACCCCATTGCGCCTGTGGCACCCCCTGCGCCTCAAGCCGTTCGCGGTGATCGTACCGGGCGCGGTTGGCTTGGCGGTGAGCATGACGATAAAATCAAGGCCGCTCCCGGAAACATCGTCAAAGCGTTGGCCGGTGGATTTGGTGGCCCCGCTCCCGGTCAGCCGACCACGCATCCCGTTCGTGCGGATACCCGTGGCGTACCGTCAAACGTGGTACTTCCCAAACCATTGCCGGTTCCCGCCGTCATGGCTCCGGCTTCGGCCAACGGGACGCAGGCCATGATGCCAAGCACGCAGGCGCTCAATCAGGGCCAGTTGCCGCCCTTGGGTGCCTCCGCGACCACCTCGCCGACCGCGAAGCTGGCCATGGGCATGAAGAAGACGTTCCAGCCGGCCTACTCGGTTTTCACCCGTCCGCGCCAGCCGTCACCGGGCAGCATTATGCCAGCCTGAGTTAGTTCGATTCTTTCACTTTCAACACATCCCCGGCACCCGCCCGGTTCACAAAGCGGAGCGTTTTTATATGTCATTCATCAATCCCTTCCTGACAGGCAACGGCGACGAGCAAAACGGTTACAACCCGAACGATCCGGCCACCGCCGCCCGTTTGCGCTCACTGGACCAAGAGGACACTCGCGCAAGAAAGCAGGCCATAAAGGACGCCAATGTTGACCCGTACGACGCGCCGATGCAGTCGCTCAACCAGCGCAAGGCGGACCTAGCTCGCTACCGTGAAAACCTAAAGAACGAGCAAGCGAAGGTAATTAAGGACCACGGAGCCGACCTGTTCGAGCCGAACATGACCGGCCCGCTCGATGCCAACGGCCAGCCGGTCCACGCCTACGAGATCGACAAGCGCACCAAGCAGCCGGTTTCCAAGTGGAATGGCGGCACCGGTTCGCAGCAGATGGATAAACTTCGCCTGTCCGATGATCCCAAGGACAAGGAAGAACTCGCCCGTCAGGAGGAGCACTACAACAAGGTTACGCGCTTGGCCCAAGAGAAGTGGCAGCGGGTAAACGATGAGATGGGGAAGATTGATTCTGCGCACGCCGACACTGAAAACCAGTTGGGCCAGCTCTCGGCCATGCGCCTTGGTATCGCCCCGATGGTGAATCAAGGTCCAGCCCAAGCGCCCCAAGCTCCGCAGCAAGCCGCACCGGTGGACCAAGCCGCGCCCTCCGCCGCACCGGCTGGCAAAGAGTACGTACCCAATGCCGCAGTATCGCCCGCCGCCTTGGTGAAGCTGCGCAAACAGCTCAAGGACGCAGAGGCCGCAGGCGATGCCGTCACCGCTGAACGCCTTCGAGCCGAGATCCAGCAGGGTTTTACCACGCTCGACCCCGAGCGTCAGGCCCGCGTGGAGAAAACCGACCCGACCTTTTGGGGCGAGGTCGGCAAAAACGCGCTCAACCTTGCCCGCGACATCCCCCTGGGTGTTGCCAATAGTGTTGTTGGACTTGGTGAGGCCGCAGTCGGCTTGGCCAACATCCCGACACTCGGTTATGCAGGCAAAGTCCTTAATGATGTCACCGGGTACGACGCCAAAGCGTCGAAGGAGTTTATCAGCAGTTTCCAATCTGAGGAGTTGCAGGCCGCAAAGCAGGAGGTCGCCAACACCAAGGGGTTTATTCCTACGGTAAAGGCGTTGGCTGAACGCCCATCGGTTATCATGGATTCCATTGCCGAGTCGTCCACCTCGATGCTGGGTGGCGCTGCAATTGGTAGAAAGGCGCTCCAGTTGGCACCGGCTGCGCTTGGTCGTGTGGCCGACTTGCTCACCAAGACCGGACTCAAGATTACCCCGGCAATGGTGGCGGCTGGTATCGGCGAGGGCGCAATCACGGCAGGCCAGCAGATCGAGCAGACCCGCCAAGAGACCGGCGACCTGACGGTTGGGCAAATTGGCCTTGGTATCGCCTCCGGCGTGGGTACGTCGGTCATCGGCTTGGCTGGAAACAAAGCGGCTAACGCGATGGGCCTCGGGGATCTGGACGAGATGCTGGTTAAAGGCCAGCTCACCGTGGCGAAGCATGGCCTACTCAAGCGCGTGCTGGGTGGTGCATTCTCCGAGGGTGTGCTTGAAGAGTTGCCGCAATCGGCGCAGGAGCAGGTGGCGCAGAACTTAGCCACGGGAAAGCCATGGAATGAAGGCGTGGCCGAGGCCGCCGCCGCTGGCATGGTTGTTGGTGGCGTGATGGGTGGCGGTGGCAACGTGCTGACCGGATCGAAGCCGACTCTTCCTCCCGCTCCCACCGGTCCCGCCGCCGCTGGACCTGCTCCAGAGGCACCGGCTCCCGACATCACCGCCGACCCCGTTTCCGGTCAGCCCGCCGAGGCTTTCCAGTTTACCGACGCCACGGGGCGCACGATCCATGTGGCAGCGCGGGGCTTGAATGAGGCCGTTTCCCAACTGCCCGAGGACTTCGTGCCCGACATGGGTAAGACCCGCGTGATCGCACCAGGACAGGCCGCGCCCGCCGCCGTCGCCCCCGAAACCACTTCCGAGCCTATCAGCTCGGTGCCAGAGACCCAACCCACGCAGGGGGGCGTTGCCTCGCTCACCGAGCAACCTACCGCCAATCAAGAGGCGGGTGGTGGCATCGAAACCCCTGCTCCCATTTCTAACGTCGTAGCTCAATCGGCAGAGCAGTTCTCTCCAAAAGATCAGGTTGAAGGTTCGATGCCTTCCGACGTTGCCACTCCTTCGGATGTCCCAGCCGCGCCGGTATCAGCGGACAAACCGATTTCGGAGCCGTCGCAAGAGGCGGCTCCAGCCAATTTGCCTGTTGCCAAACCGAACGCCGGACAGGCGGTATCCTCGCCAGAGGATAACAGCCAGCAGGCACCCACTTCCCAGCCTCCCGTGTCGGAGAGTGACCAACCACAGGCCACGATCACGCCCACAACTCCCGAGCCTGCGCAGGGGGCAGGGTCCATTTCCACGCCTACCGAGGTCGCCCAGCACTACACCGCGTTGGCGCCGGACATGGCCGGTCACGTCGCTACTGGTATGGGCGCTCGCCTGCATGGAGAAATCAATGACGATGGGCGCGAGTTACCCCAATCGCTTTATCCGAACAATCCCGTAAGCCGTAAAGTGTTCGCCAAGGTGACAGGGGTTAAACTGCCCTCCGGTATCACGGCATCGAAAAAGGCGTATGCTGACTGGAAGGAGAGCAAAGCCAAGCCGACTGCCGCGCCGACCGCTCCCGCACCTGTTAAAAATTCGGCTAAACCTGAACAGGTCGCGCCTGACATGTCCAAAAAGACGAAGAAAGTGAGCACGTCAAAGGTGCTTACCCGTGGCACAGCCAAGCCAGCCGCCGCCGTCAAGTTCGTGCTCGAAAGCTCCACGGTAAAACCCACCGACCGCGCCGGAAGGTTCGTACAGGACTTTGTGGGCCGGCTGCACAAGATGAACCCTGCCGCTTTTGAGGGCATGGAGGTTCACTCCCTATCACAAGCCGACTGGGATGCGCACGCCGAGCTTGGCCAGCGCACGCCGGACAGCGCCGGCGCCTTCGACCAGCACAGCAATACCCTCTACCTGAACCGCGACAAGACTCAGGGTGAGGCCATCGTGAACGCTTTCGTGCATGAGATGGGGCATTTTGCCGAAAAGTTCGCCCTGGGCGAAGAGTTCACCAACAAGGAATGGCGTAAGCTCGATGAGGTGCAGCGCCAGAAGGCAGCGGAAGCCTACGACCCCAACAACCGCAAGGGACGCGAGTTAATCGACGATAAAAAAGCCCGCTCCGAGTGGGTCGCCATGCAGTTCGCCCGCGTGGTCCGTGGTGATACCGAGCAGATGCCCAAGAAGCTCCTCGAAAAGCTGACCGATTTTCTAAATCAGGTTCGCTCGATGCTAAATAAGTGGATCGGCGACGGGAAACTGACCACCGCCGAACTCGACAAGCGCATCCTCGACGCCCTCGAATATACTCTACCAGGGCAGGTTGACGCCTACAACGACACCACGCCGCCCCACCTGATGACGCAAGACGGGTTCATGCAAAATCGGGCAGAGCGTAAAGTTGGTGTGCAGCGTGTTCCGGTAATGGACGCTCGCGACCGAGACATTCACCGAAACCTTGTCGAAAACGCGCTCGCTACCGGCGAATTGACCGAGACCATGGCCCGTGCGCTGGGGCACTTCAACGCATACCCCGATCTAGCGCCGAAGCCCGCCGCAAAACCGGACTCGGCCCCAGTAAGTCGTTTCGATAAGATCCGTCAGAGCATCGGTAAAGACGCCTCGGTTGCCTCTATCATTCGTGACGTGGTTTTGTCCCGTGATGACGTTAAAAACTCACTCAAAAATACCCATCATAACGCTATTTATACCATCACTTCGGCGGTCCGCGAGGAGACCACTGATCTCCAGATGGATATTGTAAATGGGCGAATCGCAGGCGAATCAGCACTAGGTAAATCGTGGCTAGGTGATGTGAATGCCTTCACTGGATTAGGCTACCCGAAGTCGGTGGCTGAATCCATTTTTGTTTATGCCAAGCGTGGTGCCGCGCAGAAGTCCGGCGCTGCCGCTCCGCTTGAAGTCATCAAGGGCGAGAATGGAACCGAGGCCCGCATTTTCGTAAACACGGATGGAAATTTCAACGTCATCCCGGTTGATACCGACGCCAACGAGTCATTTGGAGCAGTCCGCACCAACATTAAGACCATCGAGGAAGCTCGCCGCATCGCCAACGAGATGATGGCGGGTAAGCCCGCGCCGGTCGTGACCACCAAGCCAGCCGGCGAAGGTGCCACGGCAACGACCATCACCCCGCCGAAGCCTGCCAAGGTCGCTGCCAAGCCCAGCAAGATCAGCGCCGAACTCCAAGCCCTCGGCGACGAGCTTCTTGGTACGCCCGCCGCTCCCGCCCCCAATCCTTACGGCACCCGTTTTAACCCGGCCAAGGTTGAGGTCGCCAACAAGTTTGTCGCGTTGCTCGTGCGTGAACACCCCGATGTCCGCAGCAAGCCGGCCCTCGCCGCATTCATCGTCGAGAACTTTCCTGGCCTCAAGCCGTTCTCCGATTCCCTTGCTCGGTCCATCGGTGCCTTCGCTGAGTTCGATGACTCGGGCACCTTTGCCGATGCTTACGCCAAACTTGACGGAAACACCAACCCAACCCAATCTACCACCAATCCCAATGAGCCGACTTCTCAGCAACCAAGTAATGAGCGCGCAGGCGGAGAAGAACCTACTGGCGCACCTCGGCCCCAAAGGGAGGAACGTACTCTACGGGTGGGCGAACAGCGACCCGAAGCAGGTTCAGTCATGGCTGGAGGACGGGAGCCTGTTGCCGAAACTCAAGGAAGCGGAGAACCAAGCGTTCAACGCGGAGACGCAGGCGGAGAAGGACGGGGCGACACACCTCGCGTCGATGGAGATGTGGGAACTCTACGGAGGCCCGAATCTCAACCTAGCCAAGAAGTAGCCGCTGCCACGCCAGCGACAGGAAACTATCGCATCACGCCAGCCGACCGAATCGGCGAGGGCGGTTTGACGACCAAGTTCCGCGACAACCTCGCGGCCATTCGCACGATCAAGCAGATCATCGCCGAAAAGCGACCCGCCACCGTTGCCGAGCAATCCTTGCTTGTGCGCTACGTCGGTTGGGGTGGTCTCAAGAGCCGTTTCGATACCAAGAGTAAAGACTACTCCTCCGAGCTGGCCAACCTCCTCACTCCCGAGGAATACGCCGCCGCCCGCCGGTCGGTGCAGGATGCCCACTACACCAGCCCGACCGTTATCACTCGCGGCATTTACGCTGCCATGGCCCGCTTTGGCTTCCGTGGCGGCAAGATGGTCGAGGGCGGCGTAGGTATCGGTAACTTCATCGGCATGATGCCCGATTCGATGCGCTCCGGCACGTCGTATCTCGGCATCGAGCGCGATCCCATCACCGCGCAGATTGCCCAGGCCATCTATCCCGAGGCCCGTATCCACAACGCCGGATTCCAAGAGTCCGACCTTGCCCGCGATACCTTTGACGGCTCCGTGGGCAACCCGCCCTTTGGCAACCAAACCCTCACTGACAAGGCATTCAAGGAAGAGGCCAAGCACAGCATCCACAATTACTTTATCGCCAAGCAGCTTGCCTTGCTGCGTCCGGGTGGCGTCGCCTCTTACGTCGTTTCCCACTACTTCCTAGACGCCAAAGACCCCTCCGCCCGTCAGTTCATCGCCAAGTCGGCGGAGTTCTTGGGAGCAATTCGCCTGCCCAACACCGCCTTCAAGCAGAACGCCAACACCGAGGTAACGACCGACATCGTTTTCTTCCGCAAGCTGGCCCCCGGCGAGCAGGCGACCGCAAATCAGGATTGGGTAAACCTCTCCTCCGTGGCCGACCCCGCCACCGGCAAGCCCATCCCCGTCAACGCATGGCTCGCCACCCGGCCCGAAATGATGCTCGGCACCATGACGCTCGGCGGCTCCATGTATGCCGGTCGCGACGAAGCCACGCTTGAACCTCGCGGCAAAGGCCAAGACCTCGGAGCCGACTTGGATGCAGCCGTCGCCCGCCTGCCCGAGAACGTCTATCAGCACGTCGCTCCCGCTGTCACCGACCGCCTTACCTTGCCCGAGCCCATGCCCGCCCCCGCTGGCGGAGGTGTGCCCGCTGGCGTCCGCGTCGGTGCTTACTACGTCGCCAAGGACGGCAAGCTCATGCGCCGCGCCCAGGACTACAACATGGAGCAGCAGGCCGAGGCAGTGGCAGGCGTGAAAGAGGCCGACTTGGGCCGCATCAAGGGCATGATCGCCGTGCGCGATGCGCTCAACGCCCTCGTAAAAGCCGAGTTCAACACCCAGAGCAATGAGGCCCAGCTTGACGCCCTGCGCGAGGGGCTGAACCAAGCCTACGACACGTTTGTAAAGGAGTTCGGGCACCTCAACCGCCCTGTAAACCGTCGCGCTTTCTTCAATGACCCCGAGGCGTTCCGCATCCTTGGCTTGGAATCGGACTACGATGCTGGCGTTTCGGCACCCGTGGCGAAAAAACAAGGCGGCACCAAGCGCGAGCCCTCCGCCAAGAAAGCCGCCATCTTCACCAAGCGCGTGAACCAGCCCTACCGCGAGATTACCAAGGTCGGCACCGCCAAGGAAGCGCTGGCCGTCGCCCTGAACCAGCGCGGCGACGTGGATCTTGCCTACATGCAGGAGCTTTCCGGCATCCCCGAGGCCGACATCCTGCGCGAACTGGACGGGCTCATCTTCAAGACCCCCACGGGAGGCTACGAGAGCCGCGATCAATACCTTTCCGGCAACGTGCGCCAGAAGTTCAAGCAAGCCGAGGCCGCACAGCAGCGCGAGGGCGATGCGTGGGCGTCCAACGTCGAAGCCCTGCGCGCCGTTATTCCCGCCGACATCCCCGCCGTGGACATTTCCGCGCCCGTGGGTGCGCCGTGGGTGCCCGCCAGCGACGTTTCCCGCTTCGTCAGCGACATCACCGGGCTCACCCCCGACGCCGTGGTTTACCGCAAGTCAGATGGTGGCTGGCTGTTTAACATGGGCAGCTCCAACGTCGCCACCAATGAGACTTGGGGCGTGTCGATTGACGGGCGCACCGTGGGCTTCGAGAAGCTGTTTTCTGATGCGCTCAACGCTCGCCCGACCATCGTTTACGACAAGACCTCCGACGATAAGCTCGTGGTAAACGAGAAACTGACCGCGCTCGCCACCATCAAGGCCGAGGAAATCAAACAGAAGTGGGCCGACTGGATTTGGGACAACGAGGACCGCCGCGAACGCCTCGCCCGCATCTACAACGACACCGCCAACAACTACGTTGACCCGAAGTATGACGGTTCGCACCTGACTCTGCCCGGCGCGAGCCCCTTGGTGAAGCTCCGCCAGCATCAGATGAACGTCGTTTGGCGCACCATCACCGAGCGCCGCGCCCTTTACGATCACGTCGTCGGCGCGGGCAAGACCTTCGCGGGCGTCGCCGCCTTCATGGAAATGCGCCGCATGGGCCGCGTGCGTAAGCCTCTGTTCGTCGTCCCTAATCACCTTACCAAGCAGTGGTCGGACGAGTTCGTGAAGCTCTACCCCAACGCCAACGTCCTTTACACCAGCCCTAGCGACTTCGACAAAGAGAACCGGCAAACCCTCTTCGCCAAGATCCTTACCGGCGAATACGACGCCGTTATCATCGGCCACAGCCAGTTTAAGAAAATTGGTGTGTCACCCGAGATCGAGAAAGGCATCCTCACCGAGATGATCGCGGAGATTTCCGAGACCATCGAGGCCATGAAAGCCGCCGAGGGTAAGCGCCGGTCCCGTGCCGTCGCCCAGGCCGAAAAGACCAAGGAAAAAATAGAGGAGAAGCTGAAGAAGCTGTCCGATGGCGTTGGCGCACGCGATTCAGTGGCCACGTTTGAGGAGCTGGGGATCGACGGCTTGTTCGTGGACGAGGCGCACGAGTTCAAGAACCTGTTTTACACCACGCAAATGCAGCGCGTGGCCGGTCTAGGCGACCCAGCAGGTAGCGCCAAGGCGTTCGACCTCTACCTGAAAACCCAATACATGCACAAGCGGTTCGGCGGAAAAGCCCCGCTCGTGTTCGCTACCGGAACGCCAATTAGCAACTCGCTCGTGGAGATGTTCACCATGCAGCGGTATTTGCAGCCCGACGTGTTGAAAGACATGGGGCTCAAGACGCTCGACGCCTGGGTAAAGGTATTTGGCGACGTGAAGCAGGTTTACGAGGTGGACCCCACCGGCACCGGCTACCGCATGGCCACCCGCCTTGCCCAGTTCCAGAACGTCGGCGAAATCTCATCCATTTACCGCACCGTTTCGGACGTTATCACCATGGCCGATCTGGAAGCGCAGTCGCAGGCACGCGGCGAGCGGTTCCCCGTGCCCAAGCTGGCAGGCGGCAAGCCCAACAACTACGTTTCCGACCGCACCGCCGACCAAGAGGCTTACTTTGGCGTGGAAGTGCAGAAAATGGGCGAGGACGGAAGCCCGGTTTACGATGCCGAGGGCGACCCCGTCGTCAGCTACCCGCCAGGCACCATCCTTTACCGGGTCGATAACATGCCCGACGACCCGAAGAAGGATAACATGCTCAAGCTCACCAACGACGCCCGCAAGGCTGGCTTGGACATGCGCCTGATCAACCCCAGCTATCCGGACCGGCCCGAGAGTAAGATCAACCGCTCCGTCGCTGAAATTGTTGCCCAATACAAAAAGTGGAGCGCCGACCGTGGCACCCAGCTTGTTTTCTGTGACCTCTCCGTACCCGCCTCCGCCCGTGGCGACGCGACCAAAAAGGTGAAGGAAAAGCTCAAGGACTTCTATTTCATCAAGACGGCCAACGGCGAACTAGCCGCCATCGAGGACGCGAAACCCGTTAAGTTCGACGCTGCGCCAGACATCGAGTTCTTCGTCTCAAAAGACCCGACCTCTGGAACATGGGGCGTGTCCGAGCGCAGTTCTGGCGTCAAAGTTAAGGGTGGCCTGTCCACCAAGTCGGAGGCCATTGCCCGCGCTACGGACGTGTTATCTCGGACAGACTTGAACGTGCTTCGCGAAAACATCACAAAGCTGCGCCCCACCGAGGAGCAAGTCGCCGAGGCGCTCGGAGCATGGCTTGAGTCCCAAGAACAAGCCGCCGCCGAAGCCCCCGCCGCCGAGGGCGAGGCCGGCACCGAGGGCGAAGCCGAGTCTGGAGCCGTGAGCATGGACGAACTACTTGCAGATTCTTCCTCGTTTTCGGTTTACGACGACATGAAGGCCAAGCTGATCGCCGCTGGCATCCCCGCCGCCGAGATTGCTTTCATCCACGATTACAAGACCCCGCTGGCCAAGCAGAAGTTGTTCGACCAGATGAACCGGGGCGAAATGCGCATCCTGTTCGGGTCCACACCCAAGCTGGGGGCTGGAACCAACGTCCAAAAGCGCCTCGTGGCCCTGCACCACCTCGACGCCCCTTGGCGTCCGTCCGACTTGGAGCAGCGCGAGGGCCGCATCATCCGCCAGGGTAACGAACTTTACGCCCGCGACCCCGAGGGCTTCGAGGTCGTCGTCAACCGCTACGCCACCAAGCAAACCTACGATACCCGCATGTGGCAGCTCTTGGAGCACAAGGCGCGCGGCATCGAAGGTTTCCGCAAGGCCGACCGCACCACCCGCCGCATTGAGGACGTGTCAGGCGAAGCCGCCAACGCCTCCGACATGAAGGCCGCAGCCTCCGGCGACCCGCTTATCCAGCAGGAAATCGAACTGCGCAACCAGCGTTCCAAGCTGGAACTGCAAGAACGCGCCCACAAGCAGAGCAAATACGAGATGCAGGGCCGCGCCAAGTGGCTGCGCGAGGCTCCACAGCGCCGGGATGCTGTCGTGGCCGATGCTCAAACCAAGATCGACGCCCGCCAGCCGGTGCCGGAGCCGTGGGTGATGACAGACTTCTTTGATAAGCCGCTTTCCGATGGGAAAAAGGGCATATCGGGAGCCGTCGCCAAAGCGATTCAATCGGCAAAAATGAGCGGTGAGCGCAAGTCGAGCATCGGCTATTACCGAGGATATGAGTTTTTGGTTGCTGTCGATGAGATGGCAAAAAATGGCCCGCGTGTTGAAATTGGAGCCAAGCCACGCAATTCAAACCAGCGCCCTCAATCCGTTACGGATTACATCGGCGACGACACCATCAGCGATACCGGCTTCGTCCAACGTCTCGACAACTACCTCGCCGGGTTCGAGGCCAAGATCGAAGAGGCCAACATCCAAGCCCAGCGTTCCGCCGAAGGCTTGAAGCAGATCGAGGCCGAACTTGCCAAGCCCTTCACCAAGGGGGCCGAGCTTGAGCGCGTGCGTGCCGAGCACGAGAAAGTCCGCGCCGAGTTGATGCAGAAGAAAGGCAAGCGCAAGGGGGCGAGCCAGCAGAGCCCAGGTGACACCGGCCCGCTAGGCACGCCTGCCGAAGGCCAAAGCCTGCGTGAAGCTGACGCTACGATGGTTAATGACCGTGCGGACAAGCCCCTGCTCGACACTTCAAAGCTCAACGCTGAAATCGTTAAGAGCGCCGCCGAAGAAGTTCGGTCATGGCCAGAAACCGTCGTCGCAGCCGACGGCAGCGGTATAGACATGAAGGTTGCCGACAAGGGAAGCATCGCCACCCGTGTATGGCACCTGATCCGGGATGGAAATTCCAATACGATCCACAAAGGCAAAGCAGCATGGATTCCTCGCGTAGTCGAAACGCTCAGAAACGCCCAAGTCCGCCTTGTTGATGTGCAAGATGGAACTCGAATTTATGTGCGTAAATACGATGGTGGCGTGAATCATGCCGTCATCATTCGACCGGATGGGAAGGTTGAAGAGCAACGCGCCTTTGATGGTAGCCTGATTACTCATTTCCCGCTCACCACGGATGGAGGTCGCCAAGCGCATCTTCGCGTCGATTGGGTTCGCGGCGACATCCAAGACAAAGGTGAAGGGCTACGCCAGAACGCACCCAGCCCGACACCCCCCGCCTCTACGGTTTCTGGCCCTCGACGGGAGGTATTCCGCAAAAACCCTGCATCAGATAATACACAAAGTCAACTTTTTGGCACCCCCGCCACTGAGGCAGAGCCGACCTACTCCAAGTTCCAAGACTCGCTGCGTGCTCGTGGCGTGCCGGTTGAGCGTGACCCCTACGAGGTGCGCAAGCAGGCGGACGTTGCCGCCGAGGCCCGCCAGTTGATCGCCGACAAGGGCGAAGCCGAGGCCCGCAAGCTGGCCCTAGACCGTAACTCGGGCGTCCGGGGTGATACCCGTATCGGTGTCATCGGTGAACTGATGGCCCGCGAGATGGAGGCATTTCGCCAGGCCGCGCCGACTGACAAGCAGGCAATCATGGACCGGATGGACGCGCTCGCCGCCGCCTCCCGCGACGTGAACTCGACGGAGGCCGGCCAGCAAATCTCGATGCACCAGCATATCTACAAGGATCAGCGCATCGCCGCGCCGATGGAGTACATCAAGAATGTGCGCAATCGGCAGGAGCAGATTTTGGGTGAGGACGGAACCGGCGTCATGGATGAGACGGTCGCTGACCTCAATAAGGCCACCCGTGAGGCGGTTGAACGCATGATCGCCAACAAGGCCGACGTGATTAACCGGATCAACCTGGGCATTCCCCTGTGGGAACGCTACCGCAACCAGGCCGCAGAACGCTTGGCCAAGTTGGTTGGAGGTATGAGCGTGTCGAAGCAGCAGGCGCCGGTGGCTGAGTTTACCAGCCGCTTGGTGGCTGAACTCAAGGCCCGCATGAAGGATGCCCTGCCTGACTCGGGTAATGGCAATGCGGTGAACTCCTCGCCTTCCGCGCTGGAAGTGCTCACCGAGGCCATGCGCAACAAGGAGAAATACAAGGAGGTGTTCGATGCCGTCCGCGCAGATCTGGCCGGCAAGTACGGTGAGGGTTCGCCCATCATGGAGGCGATTGACACCGAAATGGCCAACATGGGGGCAGCTCCGTACAGCCGCAAGACGCTGGAGCGGGCCGTTAAGGACGCGCATGAGGCGTTGGGGCTCAAGATCGCCGAACTGGCCAAGCAGCATGTCAGCAAAACCAACGCGACCTCCGACGACCTCGCCAAGTCCCTTGTGGATGAAGCCGGGTTGACCGGTTCCGACGCGCAACGGCTGGCCGACGACCTCGCCGCCACCTCGCGCCAGTTCATCGCCGATGCCCGCACCAAGGCGCTCGACCAGTTGAAGAAGAAGTTCGAGAACTCGACGAACAAGGTTAAGCGCATCATCAGCGCCATCGCCAAGGTTTCGACGCTGAACAACCTCGGGGCACTCACCCGCGCCGACCTGATTCCAGCCGTGGCGAAGGAGTTGAAGTTGCCCGGTGTGACCGCCGAGCAGTTGAAGACCGTCGCCGACCTCGCCGACAAGGTGGAGAACGCGCCGAACGAGCTGGCCCGTGTGCGTGCCGAGTACGACCTGATGAACGGTATGCGTATCGTCAAGGGGTTAACCGCCGCCGACGTGGGATTGTCGGTGTGGTACGCCAACCTGCTATCGGGGTTCACGACCCAAATGGCGAACGCGCAGAGCAACATGTTCCTATCCACGATCCAGCTTGGCACGCTCATGGCGACCAACCCCAAAAACGCTGGTCATGCGTTGACCGGGTGGGTGAGCGGGTTCAACGATGGTTGGTTGCACGGCAAAGAGATCATGGCGACGGGTCGCAGCTTGCGCGAAATGGGCGAAGTGGGGAAGACCGGTGAGGCCGGCAACGTGTTGGAGTCGGTTAATTACGCCCGCGACTTCGTCCGCCTGCCGTCTGCCTTGGCCTATGGGCTGCAAAAGCACGCCGCAGTCATGAAATACGTCTCCCGCGCCATGCGTGCGGCTGATGCCGTGTTCTTCTATCCGGCCCGCGAGGCTTATGCTCGGGTGGCGACGGCGAAGATTCTGGAAGGCCAGTACCAGGGGGCCGAATTGCACTCCAAGATCCGTGAATCGCTCGGGATTGCCCCCGACCAGTTCATTAAGTGGGAGCAGCAGGCTAAGGCCGAGGGCTGGACCGGGATGGATAAGGCGCTGCGTGTTTCGCAGCTGATTGAAGGCCACCGTGAGGCCAACATGAAATCGGAAGAAGTGGGGCAACGTGCATCCCAGTATGGACGGGAAAGCACGCTCAATCAAAACCCTGTGGGTATTGCCGGCGCAGTTTACAGAAACCTGCGCAGCGTGACCAACGATCTGCCAGCGATGCAGATTTTCCTGCCGTTCCTGCGCGTGCCGACCAACTTGTTTAACACGTCGTTGAACTTTACGCCGGTCGGTGCCGTGCGGGCGAAGTTCGGGATGCTCAATGAGAAGGGCGACGGTAGGCAGGAGTTCACGCAAGAGGAGCGGGCACGGCTCTACTTCCAAGCGGTTGCGGGCAGTATGGCGATGGTGGGTATCGCCGCTATGGCCGGTCTCGGTGGGGGGGACGACGACGACAATAAAGAACGGTTCTTTGACATCACCGCCAAGGGTTCGACTGACTGGCGTAAGAACCAGCAGCTTGAGGCGACCGGCTGGAGACCGTTCAGCTTCAAGGTGGGCAACAAGTGGATTTCATACAAGGATAGCCCGCTGTTGCTGCCTTTGGCCGCTGTGGCTCAAGCGGTGGACGCCAAACGGTTCCAGACATCAAAGGATGAGTTGGCCGGCAAGAATCCGTACCTTAACGCCATGTTCAAGCTGCCGCAGACGATCTTTGAAACCTCGATGCTCTCCGGCCTCGGCACCCTCATGGACATTGCCTCGGGCAGTAGTAGTCCCGACAAGATCGAGGGTTTCTTGGCCAACACGGCGACCAGCGCGGTTATTCCCAACCTCGTGAAGCAAGTTGACCGGCTGGCCTCGCCGGAAACCCGCAACTCGGACGGCGTGGGCGGTCGTGTCGGCCAGGTTATACCTGGGTTGCGTCAGACGGGTTCGGTCAAAACGGAGGTGCTGGGCGAGGCGGTGAAGCGTTCTCCGCTGGACCGGTTCGGTTCGGATGAGACCAACGACCCGTTGCGCGAGGTGCTGCGGAATAAAAACGTGTTTATTTCCACGCCCGCAAAATCCACCAAGTTGCCAGGGGGCGCGGTGATGACGCCTGAGCAGTATAATGATTATGTGCGGATCTCCGGCGAGCGGATCAAGGAGCGTTTAACCCCGATGGTGGACCGCCTCAAGGTGATGAATCCCGAGCAGGTAGAGCGGACGGTGGACACCATCACTCAGAATGAGCGAGATCGGGCTAAGGCGCAGATAGCTAGAGCGCGGAATGTGTTCATGCGATAAATGCAACCGCCCCCTGTAATGGGGGGGCGGGGCATGGTTGGCTCATGCCTCGCCAGCGAAACCTTGTCCTAAATAAATCTCAGGAGGATGCGTTAAGCACCTACCTAGAAAAGCGTGTCCAGAGCCTCGTAAAAGATAACAAGGAGCGCATCGACGCCGACAAGAAAAGCGAGAAGGACTATCGCAACGCAAAGGCATACAGGGCTTTAGGAGACACCGTGTTTGCTCATGAAAACATGAGTATCCCGCTCACCTCCTATGTGGTTGACCACTTTTCAGCCCGCACCGAGGACGAGCTTTTTAGCCGCTCCCCCTTCTGTCAGTTCGCCCCCGAGGGTCCGGCTGACACCGACATGGCCCGTGGCCTCGACCGTTTCGCCAATTATCGCCTCTTCAAGTTGGGCAAGGTGTGTGATTCGCTACTGGAAGCGCAGAACAGCCAATGGATTCACCGGGCGCAGATCCTCAAGGCCATCTACGATGAGGACGTGGACGAGTGGGACGACATGAGCGTGAACGTGCTGCATGATGCGACCACCCAACAGCCGGTTGAAATCCTCAATCACGGTTTTATTATCGAGGGACAAGACGGGTTTACGCCAACGATAGATCCCGTGACCGGTGTAGCCGTCGAAGCGCTCGACGCGGACCCCACATTCAAGTTTGACCCGACGCGGCACGGTTTTGCGCAGACCCCCAAGCCGGTACGGATGCGCGAGGTTTTGTATTCCGGCGCTCGCTCGCGAGAGATTGATAGCGACTGCTTCATGGCCCCCTCCGACGCAAAGACGCTCGATGAGGCGGAAATCATTTGGGAGGGCTACGATAAGCCAAAGAGCTGGCTGAAAGAGCGGTTTTTAGAGCGTCCGTGGCTCACCTGGGCGCAGTTCGAAGGCCGCATCGGTGATCGTAATGGCCGGCGCAAGACACCCGGCGCACGGGCCGAGGTGAGCAAGGAGACGCTTTCAAGCATCGACCCCGAGGCATCCACCTACGCGGTGGAAGAAATCTGGCTGGAGCGCGACGTACTGGGGTGGGGAAAGGCGCAACGCATCGTCATTTGGCGTGAGAAGAAGACCAAGCTCATCATTGACTGCGAATTTCAGAAGAAGGTGACGCCTACGGGTCGGCATCCTTACACGGCGATTGCCCCATGGAAGCCGCACGGCGGTAAATACTGGTGGGGTTTCTCCATCCCTGAAATGATGGAGCCGTTTCAGGACTATATTGATAAGCAGTGGAACCGCCACAGCTTCCGCAATGCGATCAATTCGACGCCGATTATTGGCGAGCACAAGGACGCCACGGTTGGCAAGAAGTCGTTCCGCAAGCTCAAGCCGTTCGACACGGTAGAGCTGGAGGAGGACAAGACGATTCAGGACTGGCTGGAGGTATTTGTGTTCCCAAAGCTAGATCTCGACACCCAGGACTTGATTGAAAAGGCGATCTACTGGTGCCACTTCTGGCTGGGCATTTCCAATATCTCCCGAGGCGACTACTCGGATGTACCGCAGAACACGACCCTTGGCGGGCAGGAAGCCACCTTGCGCGAAGCCTCAAAACTCTCGAAGCGTTGGACGCGCCGGATCAAGGTCGGTTACGAGGAGCATATCAACAAGCTGCTTGGCATCTGCGTTGCCACGATGGACCCGCAGGAGGCTTACACCTACTTGGAGAACGATCAGGCGCAGTCCGCTTGGATCGCGCAGGACACGCTCAAGGGTTTGCCGATCAACGTAAAACTCTTGGTTGGGCGCGAGGACGGCACGCAAGGGCTGCAACAGCAGCAAATGGCGATGCAGCTCATTGAGCGGTATTTCTCTTATCCTCCGCAGATGCAGCAGGCCGTGCGCCCCGTCTATAAAAAGAGCCTGTTCCTACTCGGTTACGATGACGTGGATACCCTGCTACCGGCTCCGATGATGCCGATGATGATTGACCCGGCTACCGGCCATCCCGTGCCGGCTCCGCAAGGAATGGCCGCAGGAGCCCCACCGCCTGACGTGGCCGCTGGTGGTGGCGACATGGTGCCGATTCAGGATGCCGCAGCCGCAGGGGCCGCAGCTCAAGGCGCACCCGCTCAATAATTCACCATGACCACACCTTACACTGACAGCGCCGCCAACTACGCTCCGGTTGATCGTCTCGCCCTGCTTCGCGCCCTCGCGGTGCATCCCGCCTTCCTTCTCTACTGCGAGCGCGTGAGCGAAAAGCTCGCCAAGGAAATCGAGGCGAAGGTGTGGGACGTGGAAACGGCCGACTTTGAGGCCCGTATTCTCCGTGAGACCCGCAAGCGCATCGCCGAGAGCTTTGCCCCCGAGCGCATCGTGGCCGGCCTGATCGCCACCGCAGAAAACGACGCAGAGGCGGAAAAGAATGCGCGGGGTTAAATGCAACCGCCCGTTTGAAACTCAAACAAGTATCCTCGGCTTACCTTAATCAACCCATCCCATGAGCACCACCACCCTGCAAAAATCTGCCCGTCCTAATCCACCCGGCTCCGTCATCTTCCGCTATATTTTAGGCAAGTTCGACGCCGTTCGTTATCTCCCCAAGCTCGCCTATGGCGTGCTCCAGTTCAGCGCCGCAGGAGTCCTTACAGCGAACGATTCTCCTGTCCTCAAGCTGCCCTCCACCATTTGCACGGCCAACGGCGCTATCCCAATTCTCTCTGGGGTATATTTCATCGAGAAGACTTCTGCCGCCGCGATGACGGTCGCCGCCCCGACGGTTGCCCAAGATGGAACCCAACTTGAAATCATCGCTGGCACCAACTTCGCGCACGTCGTCACTTTCACCGGCTCCACGCTTTTGGACGGCACGACCGGAGCGAAGATCACGGCCACCACCGCCGCCTTCATCGGTTCAGGCATCACGGTTGTTGCCCGTAACGGCAAGTGGCTGCTCCAGAGCAATGTCGTCGCAACCATCGCCTAATCCTTAACCGCTTAACCCATGGCCGCGTCATCCCGCAGCACTTCAGGGAAACAGATCGCCGATACGGTTATGGTTGCGGTGCCATTGACGGCCACCTCACCGGGTAAGCCGGGTTATTGGGCGCAGGATAGCAGCTACCGCTATACCTATACGGGTAATGGGCGTACTCACCAATGGAAAAGGACAGCTCAAGCCAGTTTTTAATATATAACCATGCCTGCACTAGAACCAATTATTCATCGCCGCAACTCAGGCAATACAAAATGATCCGACTCATCTCCATCTTATCCGTTATACTGCTCACCGGATGCGCGCATAGTGCGGCTCCAGTGGCCAAGGCTCCCGTGACCGCTACTGCGCCGGTCGTGGACGGACAGGAGAAGAAGGATGCTGCGGTACTCGACGCCACGGTATCAATTGATACCGCCGTTGAGGGCACGCCCGCCGCACCGGTGGTCAATGCCGCCACCGAGAGCCAGCGGATTGCCGTCGCCACCGCCCCCGCCGCCATCGTTAAAGCGGTACTGATCGAGCGCGACCTGACGATCAAGACGCAGGCTGCGACCATCACCAAGCTCACGGACGAGAACGCCGACTTGCGGGATGCAGAGATGAAGACGCAGGCAAAGACGCTGCGCATTATCGGGCTCGGAGCGTGGGCCGTGGCCGGGCTGCTCGCTTATGCCCGCCAGATACCGCTCGGCGCTGCCTCTGCGCTGACGGGGCTTATCTGCTTCGGGCTGGCCCAGCTCATTTCCCAACCGTGGTTCATGCCTGCCGTGGGTGCGCTCACGGTCCTCGCGCTCGTCGCCTTCGGCATCGCCGCATGGCACGCCTACAAGAAGGGCACGCTCGCCGACGAAACCGAGGCCGAGGCCGCACGGGTCAAAGCCACCCTTGTCCGCGTGGTCCCCGCCATCGACGGGGTGCTCAAGCAGATGGACGAGGCAGGCAAGAAAACCGTCCTCGCCGCCCTTGGCCGCCGCATGGACCTAGAACACGAAGCCGTAATCCATGAGGCCCGCGCCGCCGCGATTTCCAAATGAACACGCCCGAATTCAACGCCTTCTTGATTGGCCAGGAGAAGCGCGACCGTGTAACCGATAAATGCTTGGCCGATCTGCGCGAGGACATCGCCATGATCCACAGCAGCCGTCACCAGACCCAGGAGAATCTGAGCATCGCCATTGGCGAGCTACGGCTGGACTGCGCGACCACCGACAAGAACTTGGCCGTGCTTTCCGACTTGGTGAAGGAGTTGGTGCAGGGGCTCAAGGGCAACGGATACGGTTCTTCCGGCGTGGTCTCCCAAGTGGCCGAAATGCGGTCCGACCTCAATCAGCTCACCGCCAAAGTCGACACGGTTGAGAACCAAGCCAAGGGGATGCGGCTTATCATTTCATGGGGTGTGGCTGCCGTGGCCTTGGCCGTGGCCTTCAAAAACCTGTTTTTCAAATGACCTGACCATGCCTACCACTGTCCTACCCTCCGCCAGAAACTGTGTGACCGTGCCGCTTGAGGAGATCAAGCGCGGTGCGACCATCTCTGGGCGCACGTTTGCTTATGCCAATGCTGGCGGTCCTCTGGAAATTATCGCTGCCCGCTTTTCCGTGGCGCGTGGGGATAACGTGATTTACACGCAGACCTGTGCGTTTGCTGCGGGCGTGGTTACGCTGGCCGACATTCCTGGCAGCGAGAATGAGACCTGGCCCGAGGTTGTGACATGGGGCGTTAAGATACTGCGGGCGGGAAACATCGAGCGTGAATACACAATCGGCAGTTGGAAGTTAACTTACACTCCGCAACCCAAGGGAGCGCCATTGCCGATCATCCCATGAGCGAACTGGTAACGACCAGCATCACGGAGACGGTTGAGGAGATTTTCGTCAC